CTGATCGCTGAGTGCGAACAGCTGGCGACGGAGCTGGCCATACTGCGGCAACGAATCATCCGGGCTTTGCGTTGCCAGACGATTCAGGAAGCGATTGAGGAGTTGCAAAGCTATTCAGGTAATGTTGAAAGCCCGAATAGATAGATTGGAGACAAGCCGATGACTATGAAAGAAATTGCCTATGGTTTTTTGGGCGCTTTTTTGCTCGCGTTTTCTATTGCCTTTTTGAATTCCACAGCACCGTATGGCGATCCTGGAATAGTTCCCAACAATTATAACGGTGGGAATACATTGATTGTGGAAGGCCGTGATCTAACCTATCAGGAGGCGGTTAATTTGTATCTCGAAAATGAACGGCTGCGAAGCAGGGTGGAGCATCTCGAGACCTTGTTGGGGCGCGTTGCCTGTGATCTGCAGGCCATTCAGGAGTACATGGGAGTGACATGTCCAAACTAACAAAAAACTTCTCCAGGAAAGAGTTTGCCTGTCGATGCGGTTGCGGCTTCGACGACATAAGCATGGACTTGGTCCAGAGACTGCAACGGTTGCGCGATCGAATCGGCAAGCCGCTTTATGTGAACAGCGGTTGCCGTTGTCCCGCCCACAACGCCGCCGTTCGCGGGGCGAAAAAGAGCTACCATCTGCGGGGGATGGCCGCCGACGTCAACGCGGATATGAATCCTGTGGTTTTGGCGCAAGAGGCGACGGCCTGGTTCAACGGGATCATTGTGCATCCTTGGGGAGCGCATTTGGACATTCGGGAAGGAAAAAGGTATTGGAAATTATGAGTGAAGAGAAAATGATTCTTCTTTTAATCGGATTATTCGTTATTTTCCTTTGGCTGAGCGGATGGATGTGCCGGAATTTCATAACCTTATTTTGATTGGATTATCTCATGAAAGGAATCCGGTATCTTCAATACAAATTTCGCCGGTGGCTTTTTGCTCACATGGAAAAAGAGACTGTCGTGGTGCGCGGAATCCCGATTATCTTGGTTTGCCATTCCATGAATGACTTATGGCGCGCCGGGAATTTTTCCATCAAAGAACCGGATACCTTGGATTGCCATGACCAGTTTATTGACAGACCGGGTGGATCATATCAAGATTGATGTGGAGGATTTTACGTTGGGCGTTCTGCAAGGGATCAAACCGGTTCTTTCCCATATAAAGAGTTTGCAATTGGAATGTGAACCACATTGCCGGACGATCGTGGATAAATTATTGAAAGCGCATGGATTGGTTATGCGCCAAGTTACTCCCATTCCGCATCATGAGGAAGCCAATTATTTATACAAGCGAGAAGGATTATGAATGGGAAAGATGCCGAAAATGGAATCCGGGAAGCCATCAACAATATTAAAATGGATCTGCAGGATTTGTTCGCCCGGATTCATGGGATTGAAATTGGAGGATGCCCTAAGGGCAATTCGATGCAACAACAGGTGGATGAAATGAAAACGGAAATCCGCAGTATTCAAAATGAAATCCGGGGAATCAATAAAACCGTATATTGGACCAGCGGGGCGCTAGCTATCTTGATCATCGTTTTACAGGTGATTGCCAAAATAATTCAAATGAGAAGTTGACCAACCCATTTTATTCGATTAATTTATTAGTAGAAAAGAGGGCGATATGATTCAACTCTGGGAATATTTCAACGGTTACAAAACCAATCTGGCGGCGGGAATATTGATCTTGTCGGTTTTTCTGTCCGAAGTCATCGTGGGCATTTGGGGCGTGGAAGCTTCATGGATGAACAATATAATCCGTACATTGGATTGGTTCGGCATGATTTTGGGAGGCACGGGCCTTACCCATAAAGGGATCAAGGCCCTGAAATGAGCCCGGTGAAAAAAAATGGGGTCGATGGATGATGAAAAAAAAGGAACTAATCAAGGACAACCATCCATTGATTCGGGAGATCGAATCGCTCATCGATGGATATGTTGTCGAGATTTCAAGGCAAGCCGAAATCGAAAAATACCGTCCTTTGATCCATCGGCCCCGGTTACGGGCTATTTTCCAGGCGGCTTATTACGGTCCCAAAAACGCCCCGTTGAAGGGGATTGAAGAAGCGGCCGGTCTGCCTCAAGGGACCATCACCCGGTGGATGGATAACGCCCGCTTGAAATCCTGCCGGATGTTCAGCAAGGCATTCTGGAAATTGAAAGGAGACAAAGACACCCGGATCAACAAAACATTGACCAAAGAGGCGATTCAGAATCCCAAATTCGGACTCGATTATCAGAAAGCCACCCAACCCAATGAATTCGGGAAGCAAATCATCGAGACGAATAAAAATGAAACCTTGCGGATCACTTTGACCGATATCCGCAAAATTCAATTGGAGATTAAGAGTTTGGATGATGAGTTACGCAGTATCGGCCTCGATCCAACGCGATGCCTTGCCGCTTCTCCAGAAGAGGTATCAGTTGACGCAGAAATTGTCCCAGATAATGAGGGAGAATTTGCTTCTAGCCTACCGGCCCCTGGAGAAACAAGCGTTGTTTCATCAAGCGGGAGCTAAATATATCGAGCGTTGTTTGTTGGCGGGGAATCAATACGGGAAAACTTATTGCGGCGCCGCCGAAATCGCCATTCATCTCACTGGAGAATATGATTCCCTGGATTTTGAATGGGCCGGGCGGCGGTTCCCCCGGCCGGTGAATGTGCTGGTGATCGGGCATGATTTCGAACAGATGCGGGATTCCTGCCAGAAACATCTATTCGGCAGAATCGGAGAATGGGGGACAGGTCTAATTCCGAAATCGGCTTTTGCCGATGATCCCAAAATCAACCGGGATCAAAATGGGGTCATTGATTTTCTAAAAGTAAAGCATATCCGGGGTGGGGAAAGCATGGTGAAGTTGTGTTCGGAGAAACAAGGGCCGGAAGCTATCATGGGGGGGCAATGGGATATTGTCTGGTGGGATGAAATGCCCCGAAATCAGAAAATGTACAGCCAGGGATTGGCCCGGCTTACCAAAACAAAAGGGATCAGCATGATCACCGCCACGCCGGAAGAAGGATATACGGACCTGGTCGCCCGGTTCCTGGATGATGAAGATCATTCGATCCGCTGGAGCATCATCGCCAGCGCCTATGAAAATTTTTATCTAGACCGGGAATATATCAATCAATTGTTTGAATCCTACAGCCCGCAGGAACGGTTGATGCGGGTGGAAGGTTTGGCCGTATTCGGAGCCGGTCCCATTTATCCCTTCACCAAAGAAGTGCTTTGTTGCCCTCCTTTCCGCATTCCAGAGGAATGGCCGAAACTTTCCGCCATCGATCCGGGATTCCAGAACAGTCGTACCGCCATTTTATGGGGAGCCATTGATCCCCATGAAAGTCCTAAAAAAGAAGACGGCACCCTGTATATATTTGACCTTTATAACCGCAAACAAGCCACCGTGGATCAAATCGCTCCAGTCATCCTAAACAAAGACCGCATTTTCCGTTACAGCATTCCGATGGCTTATCCCAAAGATGCCAATCAGGCGGAACGATCGGATGGGAAACGGATCGCCATGGAATACCGGCGTTTGGGAGTTCGATTGATGGCGCAACCGGCTTCCCTAAAGACAATTGACGGAAAACAAACTTTCAATATAATGGATGGAATTAATGAAGTGTACAGTTTGATCGAGCGGGGGAAATTAAAGATATTCGATACACCTGTGATGCAGCCGTTGATTCAGGAAATGCAACGCTACAGCATGGACGAGGACGGTAAAATCATTAACAAGGGTTCATTCGACAATTGCGATGCGTTGCGGTATTTGGTATGCAGCCGGCATCATGCCGCATACGGAAATCCAGCCAGCCGGCGGGTTGAAGTCCGGAAAAATCGAAGATTATTTATGGTGAACTGACATGGGATTTTTATTTGGAACACCCAAAACACAACCTATGCAAACGCTTCCGCCACCGGTAAGCAAAGAAGCCGCCGAATCCGATTTAACCAAACGACGCCTACCGCTTTTTGATTATATGTTGACCTCCGCCGGGGGATTATCCGGATTGGGAGGCAAGAAAACGAGGCTGGGCGAATGAGCAAAGAATTGGCTTCGTATTGGAAAGAACGGTATGCCAAACTCAAAAGCAACCGTTCGGCTTGGGAACGCCGCTGGCAGCGGTGCGCCGAGTTTTGTTATCCATCCCGGGCTTTTTTGAATACCAAAGCCACGGAAGGCAGTCTGGGGCATGATGAATTAGAAGTGGTGGATTCCACCGCGATCCGCGCCCGGGATATCCTTGCCGCCAGTTTGCATGGCACCTTGACTTCCCCGGCGATGGATTGGTTCACATTGGGAATCAAAAAACGGGGAAGAAATCCGGAATTGTTGGAAATGGAGAGACGGTGGATTGATGGAGTGCACAATTTATTCCAAGACGAATTCGCCGAATCCAATTTCTATCCGGCTATGCGTTCTTTTTATAATGAGATTGTAACCTTCGGAACGGCCGGATTGTACATCGAAGATATCTACGATAATCGGGAAGAAAGGTGGATTGTCAATTTCACCGTCAATAATATCGGGGAGTTGTATATCGAAGAAGACCAATTCGAACGGGTCGATACCCGCATCCGTCCGTTTAAAATGACCGCCCGGAATGTAAAGGCCAAATGGGAACGGGCCAAATCCATAGAAAGCATCGCCCGGAAAAAAGATGAGGAGGACGTGGAGCTTATCCATGTGATCGCCCCCGTGGACAGCGGCTATCCCATGGCAAGCAAAAATCTGCGCTTTGTTTCTATTTTCATTTGCCCGGAATTGGATGAAATTTTGAATCGGAATGAAGATGGCAGCCTGCCCGGATTCACCTATTTCCCTTGTTTGGTGGTGCGGTGGGATAAGGCCAGCGGAAATCTGTACGGAGATAGTCCGGCGCTCAATGCTATATTTGATATTTTGTCCCTCAATAAGGCCAGAAAACAGGTGCTGGATAATTACGATATGTTGATCCGGCCTCCCATCTTGGCGACCGATGGGGCCTTTACAGAAGGGAAAGCCGATTTTCTGCCTTCCGGGATCACCTATG